GATTGCGGCTGAAGAGGCCGAAGACGAAGACGAGATGGAGGACGAGGCTGCTGACGAAATGGAAGCCGCCGCTCCTATGGCTGGCATGGGTGAGCGCATTATGGGCATGGCTTAAAGGACGGAGACCATAGGCTATGGCTCTCCCTACTTTAGATGCGGTGTTTGCTTCGGCGGCGGATCAGCCCCGAAGGTATATGCTTGCCCAATGGTTGGTAGGGGAGTTGGGGTCTGGGGCTATCGCAGATTACGTCACTCTTCCAGAACGCTATCTCTGGGCCAAGATTGCCGTAGCCGCAGGCGCACCTAGAAGCGAAGCAGACTACATCTCTCTTCCTAAACAATATGTGTGGAAGGCTATCTATGATGCGGTTTCGGGGTCGAGCCTTGGCACTATCGACTGGGGAGAAAAACAAGCTTTGGGGCATATTGCCGCCGCCTATCGCGGAGACACGGGCAACCCCGCAAACCTAGCCACATATATTGACTGGCCTTGGCGCTATCAAGTGGCTTCCATTATTACAGCACTATGAGCGTAGAAGATATACCAAGACGTAGGGGGATGGAGCGCGGAGTTAAGCTTACGATGAGCGAGTTGATTGCGGGCATTGCCCTAATGGTCACTTTGTTTTCGGCCCTCAATGGATGGGTTGTCTTGCCCGAACAGATGAGATCTATCCAAGCCAATGATGCTAAACAGGATGCGCGAATTGAGATGATCAATAAGGAAAACCAAGAGAGATCCGAGACCTTGGCCCGAATTGATGAACGTACAAAAAGAATCGAAGATTACTTGAAATCCAAAGGATTCTAGTCTAGCTTTAAATCTATGAAATCATTCTTTGCCAAAATCTGGGGGATTACCTCAAACGTCTTCAACTTCTTCCTTCCTGTCCTTCGGGAAATTGCCTCCTCTTCGGTAGCAGTTCTTCTCCCGATTGCCTTGGAGATCGTCCAGTCGTTGGCCTCCACCGACAAGACGGGAGCCGAAAAGCGCGAGGCCGCAGTCAAGAAGCTCACTGCTGCTGCTAAAAAACAGGGTGTTAGCGCCTCTGAATCCCTGATTCGTTTTACTGTTGAGTCGGCGGTTCAACGCTACAAGCTAGAGCAATAACCAAATGAAAGATAAAATCCTCGCATTTCTAGTTAGCAAGCTGGGCGGAGTCATCACCCCCCTCATTGCCATGGTGGTTGCCGCGATTGTTTCCCGTCTCGCCATGGTTGATCCCAAGTTGGCAGAGTCCGTCGATCAGGTCAGCCTTACTGGATTCATTGTGGCCCTCCTTATTTCTATCGTTAACTACGTTACAAACGAAGTGAATGTCAAAGGCATCAAGAAGATCCAAGCCTTGGTTCACACTGACGAGGACGGGGTGGCTGGGCCGATTACCTACACCGAAGTTCGTCGGGCTATCGCTATCAAGAAGCCCGTTCGCCGCAAGAAGAAATGAGATTATCCCATGAAACCCTCAAAGCAATACTCGTCCCAAGTCCCCCTAAAGAAGATCGCAGAAGTTTCCTTGTCCGTCTATTCAGTTCCCTCAAAGTTGGCATCCAAATCAAGCGGGGCCATGATGGAAAAATTACCAAGTCCTACCGAATCGGAGGTAGAGCGGATTTCTAGGAATTGGGATATTGGTCGGCGTAAGTGTTGCTGGTAACCTGATGGGGGCTACCCATGTGGAAATCAATCCTGAAACTACTTGGGCTAGAGTCAAAAAGTGGCCCAGTGCCGTCCTTGCCGAATTCACCATCCGTATCCAAACCGAACTCCATGACAGAGCCGAAGCCCGAAAAGAAAACCTATCGGGAGACAAAGGTTACAACCCCGAACAAAAGCCGAAAGCCCATAAAGCCACAGGCCATCGTTCTCCACCACAGCGGGGGAACTTACGCAGGGGGAGCAAGCTGGATCAAAAATCCCGCAAGTAAGGTCTCCTACCATTGTCTGATTGCGCGAGATGGCCGCAGGACGGTCTTCGGTAACGACACAGATAGGATGTGGCATGCAGGGGTCAGCAGCTACAGGGGGAAAAAGGACGCCAATAGTTGGTCAATCGGGGTGAGCTTTGAGGGGGACAGCTACAAGGAACCCCTAAGTGATGATATGATTGAGAGTGCTATTGAGTACATCAAGCCAAGGATGGAAAAGTGGGGAATAGGACTAGACATGATGCTGGATCATCGTATTATTTCCTCACCAAGGAAGAATGACCTCAATCCCGAAGAGTATCGAAAATTTATCACCCGTCTTAAAAAAGCAGTAAAATGAGCAAGCCGTTGAAGCCCAAGAAGAAAAGCTACCCGAAAAAGCCCGAAGTCAAATCCTGCTACTATTGCGGGTCAAATAATATTGAACAAATCAGAGTGGCGCATGTCGGAGTTATTCGTACATGCAAAGATTGCAAAGAACAGCTAGACTAAGTCTATGGCCTCTCACGATCAGAGACTCCAGAAGGTATTGGACAAACTATGTCGGGATCTGGTTGAATACTTTGATTCGGGCTTTGTCGTTGCCACTTTTCAGGACGGGGCCGAAACCAAAAACGCTTTCCTCAAATTCGGCAATGATTACGCCATCGAAGGCATTGTATCCAATATCCATGACATCCTCTACGGGCAAGAAGAGGACGAGGACGGGGATGACGATCTAGATGACGGGGATCTGAAGAAGATCATCAAAGACTCTTAACAACCACACCAACACAATACATGACTACAGTATACATCTGTGGGCCTATGCGCTCGCATCCAAACCTTAATCATCCTGCATTCTTTGAGGCCGAAGAGACCCTGCTGAAAGCGGGGCACAAGGTTATCAACCCTGCAAGGATGGATCAGGAGCTAGGGCTAGATCCCCACAATTCCCAAATGGACAGCAAGTTCATTGAGGACTGTGCCCGAAGGGACATTGATGCAGTCTTTGAATGCGACGAGTTGGTTCTTCTTCCCAAGTGGGAAAAATCCAAGGGAGCCAGAGCGGAGGTCGCCGTGGCCCAATGGCTAGAAAAACCCTTGCGTCTTTACCCTTCTATGGTTAAATTGGACAAAGAAGATGTGTGCGACATTGCCAAGCGTCTTACTTCCTATGATCGCCAGACCGACTACGGAAGCCCTATTGAAGACTTTACCAAGCAAGCCAAGATGTGGGGAGCCATCCTTGGAACCAATGTGACCCCGCAACAAATCGCCATGTGCATGATTGCGGTCAAGCTTTCCAGACTCACCAACTCACCCCGTCATCGTGACAGTGTGGCCGATATCTGCGGCTATGCGCGGTGTTTAGATCTTTGCAACCAAGCAACCTCTCTATGAGCAAAAAAATAGCAGTCCTATCGGACTTCCACTGTGGCCATAAGGTAGGGTTAACCCCGAAAGGCTACCTCCCAGAAGAACCAGCCGAAGAGCGGTCACGTTGGGTAAACGCCAACAAAGCCTACTACAACTGGTACAGCCAGAACATCCGCAAAAACGGCCCCTACGATATCATCTTTATCAACGGGGATCTTGTGGATGGCACAGGCAAGAAGTCGGGCGGAACGGAACAAATCACTACCGACATGGAGGAACAGTGTGATATGGCGGTTAAGATTATCCGCGAAATCCCGAAAACCAAAAACTGCAAGATTGTTATTACTAGGGGCACCCCCTACCATACAGGGGATTCGGAAGACTGGGAGAACATCATTGCAGAGCGCGTGGACGCCACAATCGGAGAACATGAGTGGGTGGACGTAGAAGGGGTTGTATTTGACCTCAAACACCATCCAGCGGGCTCTAGCGGAATTCCACATGGCAGACACTCAGGAGTGGCCAGAGACCGCCTCTGGAACCTCATATGGTCTGAAAAGGAACTACAGCCCAAGGGTGATGTCTTTATCCGTTCCCATGTCCATTATCACAACTTTGCGGGAGGCCCAGACTGGCTGGCTATTACCACTCCTGCCCTTCAGGGGTTTGGTAGTCGTTTCGGGGCTAGACGATGCACGGGTATCGTGGACTTTGGATTCTTGATCTTTACAGTAAACAAAGGAACGTACACATGGCAACCCATTATAGCAAAACTAGAGGAGCAAAAAGCTCCAATGATAAAATTGTAGTCCCGTCTTGGGATAGCATGTGGGAGTCGTTTGACAACCACAATCAGAAGACCACCATCGAGGCGATGAACGCCGAAGGATGGAGGACGATTGATCAGGTTATCCAAAAAACAGGACTATCAAGTCCTAGAATTTACAACATGATCAGAGAAGGAAAGTTTGAGACAATCAAAAAGAAGGTCTATCACGCAGGAAAAACCAGAGACCTAACATTTGTCAGACCCAATATCAACTAAACGGACACTCTGAATTTAGCTGTGGAACGCCATTGGATTTACAGTCTGGCGTTGGGCGAAGTGGATTTCCAAAATTATCCAGTTCATATTGTTGAGTTTCTTCATTAAACACAGGATCATCTGGTTCGTAGCCTGCTATCAAACTCCACTTCAAAACAAACACATCAAACCGCTTGCCCTCTGGCGCTATTAGCTCAAACGATTCTCCGAATATCTGATTTTCTTCAGCGTTAATAGAATGCTCCTCAGACGCTGGCTCTCCTGTCCAAGTGTATTCTTGAAACTCAGAGTCTTTGTCAGGCACCCAGATAGCCTCATCTGAGGCATCATAGTTGTATTCACGTTTGCCAAGCCACACCTTCAAATATCCCGTGGCCGTGGGCGGGTGGGCTATTCTGGCCTCAAGGCGCGTTTCAAGGTAGGAGCCGTTGAGGGTGTAAATTTCTGGATCGGCATCGAATGAAAGATCCACCTCCTGATAACGCGCAGATGCCGAGGGATTGCTTGGCCCACCAGAGCTTGGCCCCCATGCCGTTCCCCAATCCCCATAGTCGCCGACAAGTAGGTCTTGCGCTTCGTTTTTTATGTCCGCGTCTGTGTGTTCATTGGATGGGTTTGATCCTGCAAATAGGTTAAATGTAGGCTGGTTTTCATAAATGCCGCCTTCTCCAACGACAGCGGGATCAAACGTGACTGTTTCTGTGCATCCATTCTCCGAATCGTAATCATACGTCACTGTGAACGTCTCCGATCCAGACCAACCCTCTTGGCCTTCTGGAAATTGTTCTGAAGGCCCGTATGGGTCATCATAAGTTTCAATGACTTTTCGGAAATATCCTCCGAGAAAAAAGGCCAATTCGCCGTCAAGAGCAATTCTATTGCCGCTTGTTGCTCCGCATTTCGCAACATTCGCAGATTCCGACCTTGTTTGCAGCATCACCACATTGAGCGGAAACGGCTCGCAACAGTTGCAGGCGCTCATGGCTGCTCTTCGTTGCCAGAAATAAATGTCACTCCGTAGGTCGGAGGATTCGTGAACCAGTCGCGGCAGATGTTGGCGTCAATCGGCCCGTAGCGTGAATTTGATGCGGAAAATCCTCCGCCCTGTAACTGAACAACGGTTCCAATTTCAACATAGAAATCAGTCAGTGTATTTGCGCTTAAATTTGCAACAATTTGTATTGTGCGGTCAACAACATTTCCATCCTCATCAATTGTTATTTTGCCCTCAACGATTCCGTCTTCTGCGTCTAAAAGAAACGGTGGATCATCTCCAAGACTAAATCCCAAATCCAAACTACTTCCGCCAACCAATGTTGATGGATAAATTCTTATATTCCAAATTGGATTCTGAGTTTGACTTGTGTTTATAATTTTAAGTTCAAACGGGCGTATGGATGCGGTTCCTCCACTAGCACCTCCGTCAAGTATTAAATCAGAAACTGGATCATTAGCAGAACGTTGAATTGTCTGATTACTTTGTTGATTGAATATTTGTGGTGCAGACTCACCCAACCCAGAAGAAGACAATCCGCTTAGAATCGGAGCAATTGTTCTTCCGCGAATTCCTCCTCCATCTTTTTCCCAAGATGGAGATGTTGCAATGATTTGCTTTATTATTTGATCGTAACTGCTCACGGATGAAATGCCGTATAAACTTCTTGAATCCAAATTCCGAATCTCCACTTTTCAACTCTAACGGCAGCTATATGGCTATAGCCAGACGTAAGAGATGATCCCGATGGTGAACTGGCCCCAAGCTGAAGTTGAGCTTCTGCCGTGGCCTCCACCTGTGCGGTTGTCACTGGATATTGTCCAGCGGGAACGCTTCCAGAACTCGCTGTAAACAGGGCACTCAATCCGTTTGGGGCATCTGCATTTTGCAGCGTTGGATTGCTATGGCAAAACGGGCCAAACTGAACACTATTTGCAAAGTTATTTATTTCTTCTCCATATCCACTACTACTTCCAGTCACGGAATCACCAAATCCACCAACTGCTGTTTTTCTATTTAACGATACTCCTTTTCCTTTGATTGTTATTGTCCCATAAACTGGTTGAAATAGTGTTGCTGTTGGGATATTTGTTGGGGGGGAGTTGTAATATGTTCGTGTTACTCTGGCCCTTACGCTTCCCCTGTGTCCTCTTTTTATTTTTGTGTAAACAGCGCCAACAATTCTTGATGAGGCGTTGGCGTTTGCCTGTGCTGTCCAGTTGTAATCATTGGCAATAATATCTGCCACATTTAATCCGCCAGAAGACCCCGCTCCTCCACCAGTAGAAAAATCCCAATCAATTCCAACCTCTTGTAAAATGTCTGGATAGCTTACATCAATTGATGATTCAAATGTTTCTGCCGAAGGAATGCTATTTACAGAAGTTATAATTTGAATTGAGTTGTATGCATCAATTGGAGTTACTTCGGCAATTTGATTTGCAGAAGTAGATGGCAACGAGGTTTCTGCGGCAACCAATGTTTTTGTTGTTGTAAAAACAACTCCAGTCTCAGCATCTTTTTTTGTTTCTGTTAAAGCAATTGGAATAACGACTTCAACTTTTTCACCAAGAAACTTTCCCTTTCCGAGTGGTGTTTTTCTGTTTGATAAAATTTTGTATCCAACATCGATTGATCCGTCTTCATTGTAAGTTTCGGTCACCGTTTCCTCGCCCCACTGCCCAGTTTGTTTTCCAACTAGTGTTCCTTCGGATGCTTGGTCTCTAGATGTTGTCCTTGTTCTTTTGGTGAAAAGCGATGCCTGTTGTACGCTTTTTGCAATATCATCTTCTCCAAGATCACTGTCTGCTTCTGAAACGCTTGCGCCCTCTTCGGTTATTTCGCTTGTGATTGTTGGAAGTTCAATTCTAAATTTTGTGGGTGCTGGGTCTGGAATTTCTTTTGAAAAAGACTTGTTCGGAAATACTTCTGGCGTGTCAACAATGCGCTCAACCAAAGATTCGGCGTCATCGCGGGAAACCTCAACAGTCCTAGTTGCCGTAGGATTTGGAGGAACATAATTTAAAGCGGCCTTGCGTTGGGTGGTAACGGTGACTAGTTGGCCCTCGTTGTTGGTAGCTTTACCAATTAGTTGCGGGCCATCCACCTTGTAGGTCTGAACAATCTTAACTGAAAGAAATTCGTTGTACGGCTCGTAGGAAGTTTGGGTGATGACTCCGTTGACGTTCTCCAGTGTCCCCTCCTCTTCGCCCGTAGGAACGAAGAGTTGACGGCGTTCTTGAACGGCTCCGCGAGATGCATCGTAAAAATCTCGATCCCGAACAGGAAAAAGAGAATTGCCATCTTCATCAGTCTCAATCGACCATTGCTCCTCAATCTCGGTATAGACAATGGCAGAGCCTTCGCGGGCTTCGTAATTGACCCTCTGGTCGGGGCCAAGGCGGGCAACCTGACCCTCGTTTTTAACTGATCGTCTGCGTCCTTGAATCGGGCCTAGATCGTCATCGTAGCGGGTGAAGGGAACCCAAGGGGCAGGCAAGATCTCGTAGATGTGGGTAACTCGCTCATCTCCGTTGGATGGCTGGGAGCCCGTAAAGACATGGTTGGGATACCGCTTGGAATCTGGGTGCGGGCTTAGATCCTCTGGCACCCGATACCCCGCAACACGGGGATCTGCTCTCAGTCCAATCGTTGGAAAGTCTCTATCGTTCGCCGCATAAGAAATAACGTAGGAACGATTTAGGGGTGGTTGCTCTGCCATTTCGGAAAACTTACTCTAAAAAGAAGGTGGCGGCAAGATGATTTTCCGCTTGCAATGGTTATCGGCTGTGCTAAGTTGCTTCCTTGGAAGGCATTCGTCTTCCTGTTTTCATGTGTGTGGGGCGGGGTCGGGCCAAAAACTCGGCCCCGCTTTTTTTGAACGCTTGACAAGTTGGGTTGTCGGATATAACGAACATCTACCTATATGGCATATCAATCCAACCAACCTAAAGCACCAATCCTCTCACACTTCACCTTGGCCAAGAACGGGCCGAAGCTCGTATCCGTCAAATCTCCGCCTAAATGGGTGAAGTCAAACAGCCTGTGCGTTATCGAATTAATCGTTGATGGCGTTGCCCATGTGTATTTCACTGAGAATAAGGACATTGCGTCGAAATTCCAGCAATATGTGGGCAAGTCTGTAGTACTCATTGCCTCTGGTAACTCCAAGCAGAAGACCGATTCCATGGAGATCCAGCCTGCTGGGGTTCCCGCTTCCAGCCTGCCCGCAGCCCAGAGCGCCCCACAACAAGCCCAGAAGCCTGTAGAAAAGGTCATTACGGCTCCAGCCCACCCAGACAAGGATGCCAAGCAATTCCTCTGTCAGGCGGCGAATTTGATGCGTCTGTGCGTCAAGAAAGCCAACGACATTGCGGTAGAACTAAACCTTCCCGAACAGCACCGTCAGGGGATAGCAACGACGATGTTTATCCAAGCGGATAGACAGGGCTTCATTCAAGTTATGCCGATCACTGCGTACACCCCCGAACAACTTGGTTTCGGGGCGAGCAAGGCCGAATCCCTCAAAAACCCCGAAC